CGCTGTCGTATGTGAAAGGTACGGTTTCTCCTTAAAACAAATTGATCAGCAACTAGAAATGACCTTGAAATCAAGGGGGCTAGTTAAGTGAGTGTACAAGCTTTAAATATCTATGAGCGAGCAAGGGAGTTAGAAGAAGCTGGTTGGTCAGTTATTGAATCTATTGACTTAAATGCAGATATGCAAGAGCTAGAGGAAAAAGCATTCGAAACAGTTCTTATAGCTAGGGTAATTCAGAAGCAATCATTAAGTCGAATAGAACAAATCGTAGCAGATATGCAAAGCAAGGGATTGGATGTTGATATCGTACCACGTTACCTCAAAAACAAGGAGGAGACAAGCTATGTATAAGTTACCAATGATGAAAGCAAGTGAAGTTAGTAAGTGGTGTAAAGCATTGAAAGGACATCCGGTTTTGCTTTTAGATATTGAACGTAGAATTCGGCAAAATGTGTGGACAAATAAAAAGACAGTCAGCTAAATAGGTTAGCCAACTGCCTTAAACATAATACAAAATGTGTACCTAAATTATACCACATTATATAAGTGGGCGACAAGCATTGTTCTTGTCGTCATGGTCAGGAAAATCCTTTATCTATCGGTCCTTAACCGTAAAGGCACAACTCATTTTCCTGGTCATGACGATGCGAATAGATAGCATCAGAAAGTAGGTGGATAACATGTATTTAGAACATCCCGAAATAACTCAAGTAAACCGTACAGGCTATGCAAATATGATAGCTCAATCTGAACATGCTGGAGTTGATTATTTCGGAACTGAAATTCTTATTGGTGATGAAATCGTAACGGATGATAACACAGGTGAAGTAGTTTTAAAAGATGATTTGGAAAAGTACTTGGAGGAAGAGTACGGCTTCAAATTTACAACAGCAGAATAAAAAAGCCTGCACGGCCAGGTGCAGACTTTAAATGTTAAAGAATTTTAAGGTACTTACAGTTTATTAAAAAACTTTATAAAAAGCAAATGGAGGGTGAGATCAATGCAAGCTGAAATCTTAATACCTACATCCAATATGAGTGAAGCTGAATGGTTGGAACATCGACAAAAAGGCATTGGCGGATCAGATGCTGGTGCCATTGCTGGATTAAGTAAATGGAAATCACCAATTGGGGTTTATCTTGATAAAATCGGCGAATCACCTTCTGGAAGTAGTAGCAGCGAAGCAGCATATTTCGAGCATGTTCTTGAAGATGTCGTGGCACAAGAATTTTCCAAGCGAACAGGTTTAAAAGTTCGAAAACGTCAAGCGATACTTCAACATCCAAAACATAGCTTCATGCTAGCTAATGTAGATCGTTTAATCATTGGCAAAAAAGAAGGACTGGAATGCAAAACAGCTAGTGAATATCTGAAAAATGATTGGGAAGAGGAAGAAATTCCAGCACAATACTTGATTCAGTGTCAGCACTATATGGCTGTCACTGGCTATGAAGCATGGTGGATTGCTGTCTTAATCGGTGGAAATAAATTTGTTCATAAAAAAATAGAGCGTGATGAAGAAATTATTAACTACCTGATTGAGATTGAATCTGATTTTTGGAGCAATCACGTTCTTAAGAAAACCCCTCCTGCATTTGATGGTTCGGAAGCTTCAACTAATTTATTGAAAGCAATGTATCCAGAAGGGGATGGTAGCTTAGAGCCTGTTGAATTAGCTCCTGAAGCATTTGACTTAATTTCAAACTATGAACAAGCAAAATTAGAAGAAAAAGAAGCTTCTGAACGTCGTAAAGAGGCTGAAAATAAATTGAAATCATTACTGGGAGAACGCGAAGCAGCATATGCAAGTGATCGTTTAGTTACTTGGAAAACCATTAGTAGCTCACGTGTTAACTCCAAGTTATTAAAAGAAAAATATCCAGAGGTTTATGAAGAAGTAGTTTCAACTTCATTATCTCGTAGATTCGGAATCAAATAAGGAGGATTTAACCTTGGCAACTAACAGTTCAGTTAAAAATCAGTTAGCACAACGAAAAAACAATGTGGCAAAAACAGAGGATACGGGTTTTCAAGGCCAGCTAGCTACAATGTTTAAACAACAATTTAAAGCAATTACTTCTATCGCACCAAAACATGTAACTCCTGAACGTTTAATACGTATAGGAATGAATGCAGCAAGTCGTAATCCTAAATTAATGGAATGCTCTCCAGAATCAATTGTAGGGGCTGTCGTTAACTGTTCAGTACTTGGCGTTGAACCTAATCTATTAGGACATGCTTACATCGTTCCTTTTTACAATGGATCTACAAAGCGTATGGAAGCACAGTTTCAGCTAGGTTATCGAGGTCTTATCGATTTAGCTAGACGTACAGGCGAAATCACAAGCGTATACGCGCATGAGGTGTATGAAGGTGACGAGTTCGAATACAGCTATGGTTTAGACAAAGATTTAAAGCATAGGCCTATCGGTGAAGAAGATGAAAGTAAAATCACTCATTTTTACGCAGTGTACAAATTAAAAGATGGAGCTTTTGACTTTATTGTAATGAGTCGTAAGCAAGTAGAAAAGCATAGAGATCGTTTTACAAAAAGCCAAAAGAACGGAAATGTGTTTGGGCCTTGGAAAGACCACTTTACTGAAATGGCTAAGAAAACAGTTCTTATCAAGCTTTTAAAAACGGCTCCTATCTCAATTGAACAGCAAGAGACAAGAACAGTTATGGAAGGCTTGCAATACGATAATTCCGTTAGCAAGGTCAAGGAAGGACAATTTGGTGATGGATTTATTGATGCTGAATATCAGGTTGAGGAAGATATGGAAAATAACCAATCTCAGCAAGAAGTAACAGGAGAAAAGCCAAGCGCCTTTGACTTTGGAGGAGAAGAAATCGATATCAAAGATGAGGATTTACCTTTTGATAAATGAGAGAAGAACGCATAGCATTCCCTCATTGTTACAAATTTTTAGCTAAGAACAAAGAACAGTATGAAGGCTATATTCAAGCGTTTCTTAATCTATATCATCCGGATCTGAAAATGGTCCGGATTGAAAAATACTACGTGGTTTGCATCAAGAAATAATGCCTAAAGGAGTGAGTACGGGGCATGAGTCAACTTACAACGGGGTTTGTTATTCAGCCCCGGCTGGCTTTTCAAAATAAACGAGATCAAGTTTTATATAACTTCTTTGTTAGTGAAGCTAACTTTGTCTCTAATACATACTGTGAACGTGGACAACTCAGAGCTAGAGTAAAGGATTTAGCTGAGATTTTTGGACATAGCGAAAATATTATACGCGCCTGTATTAATCGCTTAGTTGAAGAGGGTTTTATTGAAAAGAAACGGTTAAAGGGCAGCGAAGGACTGTTAATTACAGTGGTCAACTATAGTGAATATCAAAGTCTAGAAACCTATCAAAAGTCCAAGGAGACCAAGATAGAGCCTCCTAAAGAATTGGTTCAACTAGTGGAAAGTGAAAGCAGTCCTTTTGATCAAATAGAAAATAAATTCATTCAGCAAAGAGGCTCAGGGCTCAATATAAGTGCCTCAGATGCTCAGTCGATTCATGAAGTGTTAAAGCTAGGTATTCCATTAGAAACAATTCTAGAGTGGATGGATAAGATTTATGAGCACTATATCAAAAGGAATAACGGTCGAACGATTAGAGCCTTTAAATACTATGAGGAAGCTATTAAAACTCAACAGCAAAAGCTGCAGCAGCCTAAAACGAATGTTACGCCTTTTCCAAAACCGAAAAAGGAAAACAGCATCGATGCACTAGCAAGGTTTGCTCAAAAGCACGGGGTCAAGTTAGGAGGTACACAAGATGGAAATACATGAAGCACTAGACATTCTGCAAAGAATAGCTGCTTCCTACACACAGTTTGATTTGACTGGTGAAATCGGAGAGCGACGAATTGAGGTTTGGTCTTCGCATCTAATGCAAATGCCATATAAGCCAGTTTTAGAACGAGTGAACCAACATATTCTACGTGAAAAGTTTCCACCAACCATTGCGGAAGTTTCGGTTAAGGTGCAAACAAATAATGAGTTCTTGGACGAGCAGTCTCAATGGAGAGAACAGGTCAAGCAAGAGAAAAGAGCAGGTAATCACAAAACATTTGTTGATCACTTGTCGCCAGAATTACAGAAAAAGTACGGTTCCTTTTTAAGGAAGTGAGGGTGAAAACGTGGAGTATCAATTAGGGGTAGAAAATATCGAAGCAGAACAAGCTGTTTTAGGTTCAATCTTTCTTGAAT